GAGTACCAACATTCTGTGGCAATGGCTGCGTCATCGTACGCGGCTAAAGGTCATAAAGTGTTAGTGGTGTCTGATAGAGTAGACTTCCTCAGAAACTGCGCGGAACTCACTGGTGATAACGCAGTTTGTGTGACTGGAAAAATCCATCACGAAGATAGAGCAGACATAATAGCACAGATTTTTGAAGACAAAGACGTTCTCTATGGGACACAGTCTATATTCTCTGAGGGTATATCCTTAAACATTCTAAGCTGTTTGATACTCGCAACACCAGTAAATAACGAGCCGTTACTTACACAGCTCATTGGAAGAATAATTAGAGACTATGAAGGAAAACAACAACCCGTAGTAGTAGACATTAATTTAATCGGAAAGACCGCAAAGAGACAGGCTAGTCTACGACTAGGCTACTACCTCAAGCAGGGTTATGAGATATCAACCTTATAAGGACCTCCGAAAAATACTACTTGACATGGGTTTAAAAAATTGTTATAATATATGATAAAATATAATTGGGAAAAGATAAATAGTGAGACCAAAGGAGATTCAACTTCTATACTTACTGTCATTCATTTATTAACTTATAAAAGAATCCCTGCTAGTAGAAAAGACAACACCTATAAATATTTTGGGAAGTCGTTCGTCGGTGATAGTTTTTTACTAAACCCGAGACAACTACTTGCAGAGCGAAGAAATTATAGCAATAAAGAAGCTGCAGAATATATTGCAGTAGCTTCATACCGAAATTATTTTAATTACAACCGAACAGGCGAAACAACACTAGAGTTGATACATTTGCCTGTCACGACAACGATAGTAAATCGCAACAGATTGCTTCGGATAGAGAATGGTCTAGTACACTTTCTATTTGAAGATAACGCTAAATGGAGAACATAAATGGCAATAAAATTTAATCAAACTAAGGGCGGAGCCCAAAAAGATAAAATCGACCAGTACACATACAAAGAAGGAGACAACAAGTTTCGTCTAGTAGGTGATATACTGCCGAGATACGTTTACTGGATTAAAGGTGAAAATGGTAAAAACATTCCTATGGAGTGTCTAGCCTATGACCGTAATACAGAAACATTCAATAACAAGGATAAAGACTATGTAAGAGAGTTTTTTCCTGACTTAAAATGTGGTTGGGCATACGCTATTCAAGCTATTGACCCAGCAGATGGCAACGTCAAAGTTGTTAATCTAAAGAAGAAACTTATGGAACAAGTAATGGTTGCCGCAGAAGATTTAGGCGACCCAACCGACCCTGAAACAGGGTGGGATGTTTGTTTCCAAAGAGTTAAGACTGGACCTATGGCATTCAATGTCGAGTACAGATTACAAGCACTTAAGTGCAAACCAAGACCTCTAACAGAAGCTGAGACAGCTAAAATTGCTGACCTCCGTTCTATGGACGATGTCTTACCAAGACCTACTGCAGATGCTCAATTAGAGTTATTGCAGAGAGTAACCCAACCAGCTGATGGAGCGGAAGCCCCTTCAGATGTGGATTCAGAATTCAGCATTAGCTAGGAGAGTTTTATGAGATATACAATAGGTAACATTTTTCCAGAGTTTTCAGCTGTAGCATGTGATATTGATAACACGCTTATCGATATAGATGTACTACAAGAAGATATGTGGACTGTGGTTTATTTTTATCCAAAAGACTTTACATTTATTTGCCCAACAGAAATAGCCGACATGGATAAACTGCTGGGCGATGCTGATGTTTTAGGATTTAGTCCTGATAATGAATTTTGTAAATTAGCTTGGAAAGAAAGCAATGATATTATCAAAGACATTCAACACCCTTTGTGTTGTGATGCTGGTAGTGAACTTGCTAAAGAATTAGGTGTTTATAACTTTGATGAAGGGGTTCCTTACAGAGCTACTTTTATCTTAGATAAAGAACATAAGATTCAACACTACTCAGTCAACGCGCTTGACACAGGTAGAAACGCAGAAGAAATATTAAGAACACTTCAAGCTTTACAAGCAGGTGGACTTACAGGTTGCGCATGGCAGCCAGGAGAAGATTTCGTAGCGTGATATTATTTACAGCAGACTGGCATATTAAGCTAGGTCAAAAGAATGTGCCAATGGCATGGGCATGCACTAGATATAAGTTGTTTTTCGAAGCTATTCATGAGCTAGAAAGAGACGAAGATATCAGTATGCACATTATTGGTGGAGATTTATTTGACCGTGTTCCTTCAATGGACGAGATTACACTTTACTTTGATTTTATCAAAGACGTAACTATACCTACTGTCATTTATGATGGTAACCATGAAGCAACAAAAAAGCACAAGACATTCTTTAGTAATCTAAAGAGGGCAACATCTGATGTAAATCCTTTAGTTGAGATTGTAGATACAACCACAGAGTATATCTGGGGAACTATATTACCCTATGCAGACTTGCATAGAAAAGGTGGTATAGAGTTCTGCAATACCAACAAGCCTTTGTACACACATGTTAGAGGTGAGATACCTCCTCATGTTACTCCAGAGGTTGACTTGGGTAGATTCAATGACTTTCCTGTAGTATACGCGGGTGACCTACATAGCCACTCCAATACGCAGAGAAATATTGTATATCCAGGTAGTCCTATGACTACATCTTTTCACAGAGATGTAGTCAAGACGGGCTATCTTCTAATTGATGAAGAAGATGATTCTTGGCATTGGGAACAGTTTGACTTACCCCAATTACTAAGAAGAACAGTAGAAAGTGAAGATGAAATGATT